CGCATACGGAGCACGAGTGATGCCCACCGAGAAGATCGTCGACATCAGGCTGCTCGGGGACGTGGAGTTGCAGCGCAAGCTCCAGCGGTTACCGATCGTCCTGCAGCGCAAGGTCGTCCGCGAGTCGCTCCGGCGTGGCGGCAAGCCTGTGCTGGAAGAGGCGAAACGGCTGGTCCCTGCGGATACCGGCGCGCTCAAGGCGTCCATCAAACTCCGGGCCACCGAGCGCGGGGGCCGCAAGAAGCGGCGCGGCGAGTTCGGCGTCTACGTCCAGACGGGCACGCGCGAAGAACTCGGCATCTCGGCGGACGCAAAGTATTACTACCCGGCGGCAGTAGAGCTGGGCACGGACAAAATGCCAGCCCGGTCGTATCTCCGGGCGGCCGTCGACAACAAGCGGGCCGAGTCGATCGCCATCATCGCGCAGGAAGTCGGGCAGCGCATCGAACGAGAGGCGGCGAAGGCCTGATGGCAACCATCCGCAAGGCACTCTGGTATCACCTGACGCAGGACAGCGCCATCTCCGCGCTGGTCTCGACCCGGGTCTACCACCAGGTCGCCCCGAGCGGCACAGCCCTGCCCTACGTCACGTATCAGCGCATATCGCACGACCACACGCGCCATCTCACCGCCGGCTCGTCGCACGCCGTGGCGCGCTACCAGGTGGATGGATGGGCGAAGGACACACAGGGCGCCGATGCACTGGCCGAGGCCATCCGCGAGGCGCTCGACAACTACCGCGGCAACATGGGCGAATCCGGCGACACGGTGGCGGCGGTCTCGTTCCTCGAGTCCGACCGCGACGACATGGTCGGTCCGAGCGACGACGCACAGCCGAAGACGTTCCGGGTCTCGCTGGACTTCTCCATTGCGCACGCCGAGACGGAAACCGGATAAGCCGCGCGCATGGGGTGCGCGGCAGCAGGCGGACGTTGGGGTCAACGCCGCACTCAGCAGTAAAGGGGGCTTGTTATGGCAGGCGACGAAGGGCAAGGCACGACCCTGACGTTCGGAACGTCGGGGTTCGCAGCGCTCATCACCAGTATCGGCGTGCCCGAGCGCACGCGCGAGGCGATCGAGACAACGCATCTCGCCACCACGACCGCAAAGACGTTCCAGCCGTCCGATCTCTACGACGGCGGCGAGATGGCCATCAGCTATCAGTTCGATCCGGCCCTGACGGAGCCCATCACCGGCGCCGCAGAGACGGTCACGATCACGTTCCCGTCCGCTAACACCTACTACTTCAGCGGATTCTGGACGAGCGCCGGCGCATCGGTCGAACTCGGCCCCTCGCTCATGGCCGGCAGCGCCGTGATCAAGGTCTCAGGCGCCGTCTCGAAGTCCTAATCACCATCCGCCGCACGGCGGGATCACTCACAGGGGGCACCCAGCAATGGCAGACGCACTCACCACAGCGCTTCAACTCGTGCTTTCGGCGCGGGACGTCAAGGACACCGACCTGACGGACGCCATCGACCAGCTCACGCTCGACAAGGGCGACACGCTGGCCGCCGGCACGTCCACCGACCAGGCCGACGTCATCTTCCACGACACGCGGTCGCTGGCGGCGACCAGCGAGGACTTAGATCTGGCCGGCACACTGTTGGACACCTACGGCAACACCGCCACGTTCGCCACCATCAAGGGTCTTCTGATCCACAACAAGAACACGACCACCGCGCATACGCTGGCGATCGGCGGTGCGGCAGCCAGCACGATGGACAACATCTTCGCCAGCACCACCGACATCCTCAACATCGGCCCGAACGGCCTGCTGTTGCTCTGGAACCCGACCGACGGCTACGACGTCACCAGCGCCACGGCCGACCTGCTCAAGATCGACGGCGGCGCCAACACCGTGACCTACGACATCGTCGTGATCGGCACGAGCGCGTAGCGCTCGCCCTCCGAAGCCTCGCGCGAAGGAGGGGCACTCAATCTCATGGAGACACCCCCCATGTCCGAAGAAGAAACCATCAGCCTGGCAGCGACCGAACTCCGCAAGCGCATTCTCGCGGCCCCGGACGCCACCCAGGAACCGTTGACGCCGGTGGAGGCCCCCGAGTGGGGTCTCCCCGGCGGCCTGTTCGTCCGCGTCATGTCAGGCACGGAACGCGACGCATGGGAATCGTCCCTCGTCGGCGGCACGGGCAAGAACCGCAAGGCCGACCTGGCCAACATCCGGGCGAAACTCGTGGCGACGTGCCTCTGCGACGCCGCCGGCGGCCGGGTGTTCATGCAGGCGGACGTCGTGGCCCTGGGCCGCAAGAGTTCCAAGCCGCTCGACCGCATCTTTTCCGTCTGCCAGAAGGTCAACGGCCTGTCGGACGATGACGTGGACGAGCTGGCAAAAAACTCCGACGGCGACCCGAGCGACGATTCTGGTTCCGACTCGCCGGGCATCTGAGCTGCACGGTCGCCGAGCTGCAACAGAGGATGTCCGCCCGCGAGTTCGCCGAGTGGCTGGCCGTCTACCGCGACGAGCCGTTCGGGGACGTCCGGGGCGACCTGCAGGCCGCGCTCATCGCGGAGCAGATCTTCAACGCCAACCGGGGCACGGGTCAGCCGAGCGCCAAGATCGGCAACATGATCGCCCTCATGTGGACAGAAAAGCCGCCCGGGGTGGAGTGGATGGCGCAGGCGCTCGGGGCCGGTCGTGAACCCATGAGCGGAGAAGACATGGAAGCGCAGTTCAGCGCCATGGTCGATCAGCACAACGCTGTGCTGGATCAGAAGAAGGGGACAGTCTAAGTGGCCACCATCGCAACACTGGCCGTCGCCATTACGGCGAAGACCACCAAGTTCGAGAAGGGCATCAAGCGCGTCCAGCGCACGGTCAACAAGGTCGGCCGTGACATGGCCGGGCTGGGCGCCAAGATCACCGCCCCGTTCGTGGCCGCCACGGTGGTCTTCGCGCAGTATGGCGACTCCATCGCCAAGGCCGCACGCCGCACCGGCATCGCCGTCGACAGCCTCAGCCGCCTAGGCTATATGGCCGACATCAGCGGCGCCAGCATGCAGACCGTCGAGAAGGGCATCAAGCGCATGTCGGCCGCGCTCGTCGACGCACGGGACGGGCTGCAAGAATCGCTGCGACCGCTGGAGATGTTGAACCTGAACGCCGAAGAGCTGCTGCAAATGAGCCCCGAACAGGCGTTCATGAAGATCGGGGCGGCCCTCGGCGCCATGGAGAACCCGCTGGAAAAGGCCGCCGCGGCGCAAGACCTCTTCGGCCGCGCCGGCATGGACCTGCTCCCGCTCTTCGACCTCGGCGAGCAGGGCATGGCCAAGCTGGCGCAACGCGCAGAGGACCTCGGCATCGTGCTGGGCAAGACGGCGGCCGAAGACGCGGAAAAGCTCACCGACGCATTCACAGACCTCAAAGCTGGCATGGTGGGGATGGCGATCACGCTGGTCCGGAATCTCGGAATCCCGTTCGACCAGCTCAGCGACCGCATCGTGAAGATCGTCAAGGACGTTCGCGGGTGGATCTCGCGGAACGGAGAGATCATCAAAGGCGTCCTGAAGCTCGGGGCAGTGCTGCTCGGTCTGGGCACGGGACTGATTGTCCTGGGGCAACTGCTTGGCTCTGTGACGGCCATCACGGGTGCGTTCGCGCTGATGAACCCGGCGACCGCGGCAATCGCGCTGACGCTGGCGGCCGTCGCGGCGGGCGCATGGGCCGTCGCTAAGGCGTTCGACGGCATCTACGAGTCCGCCGAAAAGGGGCTCGGCGCGGCGCGCAATGCGGCACAGGAGAAGTTGCTGGAACAAATTCGCGCGTTGGAGTCTGAACGCGATTCGGTGTTGAAGCGGGTGGGCACCAAAGCCGGCGTCGGCGCCGCAGGGAAGCTGGTGGGCGCAACAAAAGGCATCCCGGGCGTGGGTGGATTGGCGGGTGGAGTCGAGACGCTTGCCGGCTGGTTCGCGGGCGATGGGCAAGCGGAAATGGACAAATCCGCAGACGAGTTGGCCGCGCTCAACATGCGGATCGAGGGGCTGCGCAAGTCCTACGAACGGCAGACAAAGCTCGTGGACGAGCAGAACAAGGTGATTCCCGCTGCCGAGCCCGCAGCGGCGGCCCCCACCGGCCCCGGCAAGGGCTCCTATGAGGCGTTCAAGCAGGCGGCCCGCCTGGCGGACGCACAGCGGAAGTTGTCCGACAGCTACGAGAAGCGGCTGCAGGACGAGACGAAGAAGTCCTCGATGTTCGGCGGCAAGGGCGTCTTGCAGCTCGGCAAGGGGCTGCTCGATGCCGTGAAGAACAGCGACTTCGGCCGGGCCGTCGCGAAAGAGATCAGCACGGTGACCGCCGCGATCGCCACCGGCACGCCGCGCGGGGGAGCGGCTGCGCCCGGCAGCACCCAGCTCGCCTACGCCGGCGCCGCCGAATACGGCTCCGTCGCCGCCTACTCCGCATCCCTGCCGACGATGAAGCCCGCCGTCGAGACCGCCAAGAACACAAAAGAATCCGTCAAGCAGCAGGAAAAGACCAACCGCTACCTCGAGACCATCGCCTCGGGGTCGACCGAGGTCGTCACGCTCTAAGGGGGCGCCATGTCGCTGGTATCCGTCAATGAAATCGCCGAAGGCCGCGAGTCCTGGCGCGACTCGTCAGGCGCAGGATACACGCGCGTCTTCGACGTCCTGCTCGACAGCGTATCGGACGGCCCCCACGCCGCGCGCACCGCCGTCGGCGTCCCCGACTACGGCGACGCACACCCCAACAACGCCAACGCACTCGCCAAGAACATCCGCGCCGTCGACACCGACAACCGCATGTTCTTCAAGGTCCGCGTCGACTACGCCACCCCGACCTCGACCACCACGAACCCCGACCCGACCGACGACGACCCGACCGTCGAGTGGGGCTCGCGCCAGATCATGCGCGTCATCATGCGCGACCGGGACGACAACCCGATCGTCAATTCCGCGTTCGACTGGTTCGACCCGCCCCTCGAAGAGCCGTATTACATCCAGACGCTGCGCATCACGCGCAACGAGACGTCCTACGACCCAGACACCGCCGCCGGATACTGGAACAAGGTCAACAAGTTCGCCTGTTCGATCGCGGGCCGGTGGTGTGCTTACAACAGCGCGCTCCTCACGACCTACGCCGCCACCCGCACGTCGCGCGACGGCACGGACTACTGGGCGGTCACCTACGAGCTGGAGTTCGACGACGCCGACTTCCACGACCGCGTCGTGCTCGACCAGGGCTATCGCCACTGGCCGTCCGGCACGGTCGGCAGCGGCGCGCGCGTCCCGATCCTCGATGGCGAGTCCGCCACCACCGAACCGATGCGACTGGACGGCGCCGGCAAGGCCCTCGCCGCCGGAACGGCCCTGGCCAGCAGCCACTATCGCACGTTCGTCACCAAGGACGAGGTGGCGTTCGGCCCGCTCAATCTCACCTTCACGCCATAGGAGACCCGATGGCCACGGAACGCGACTTCTCTTTTTTCGGCCTGACCAATCCGCCCAACGGCGACAGCCCTGACACCAAACAGATGCTCATGTGGCTCTGCGACGTC